CTTGGACCTGTGTACGAAGATACAACACAGGATAAACTCAACCAGTCTATCTTCACCAGAAACTTGCAAGAGTTAGGTGTTGATAGCATTGAAGCACTGAAGTATCTATTCCCTTCTAAAACGGATGACGAAATCGCGGGCATGCTCTCCGGTTTCCCATTCCGTGTGGTAGGGGAAGTACAGAGGGCTTATTCCGCATTCATTGATCTTATAAATCAAGAGATGCGGACACCACATCCGCAGCAACCGAATCTTCCGATGGCTGCGGATCCGAGATTAGATCTCACCCCCTTCCTTTATCGCACACTCGAAAGCCTACAAAAAGAGGTAACTTATGCAGGCCGATACCGCAATGCCGACCCAATCGGCACCCCAAACATCCCCGACCCAACCGACCAGCTACGCGGCTCCGGTAGCGCAGACGGCGGCACAGGCCCCGGTGGTTTCTACGAATACCCAATGGGTGGCGCCATACCAGCAAGTGACGGCCCCAGCCCCGCAAATGCCGGCCCAGATGGCAGCGCAGATGCAGGCCTCACTCCCTACTCAGTCCGCGCCCCAGGCGTACCAGGCGACCCCACAAGCGGAGAACCCTTATCGGGAAGCGTTCAACAAGGTGGTCGGGCTCCTGAGTTCGCCCGTCCAATTCCCAACCCTGGGTCAACAATCGACGCAGACTCCGGCAATCGACCCGGCCAGCTACGGTTCCCAACAGGCTCCCCAATTCAGCAGCCTGGGGATGCAGACCTCTTCGCCTTCGATCAACAACAACCAGGCATTCTCCAACGACTCTTCCCTAACTTCTCTGGAGATCAGCCCGGAGCAGCTCCGAGCAAACGGAGTAAGCGAAGCAAGTCTTGAGATCATTGACCACTTTGGTCCTGATGTTCCCAAGGTTCTCAATGATTATGCCTGCTCAGTCGAGGATTCCCTAATCCAGACCAATCAGCAGCTGATCCAAGCTTGTGAACTCCTACAGGAGCTCTCGAACGAGCACAAGGCTTACGAAGCCATCCTGACTGACCCCGACGTACTCGCTGACTACACCTGTGAGTTCTTTGGCGAGAACGGCCCTCATCCTATCCCTGATGAAGCCGCTCCTGTCATGCCTCAAGGTGCTCAGCAAGTAGGCCAGCAGTATCAGCAGCAAGCTGCTCCTGCCCGTCCTCAGATGCCTATTCCTCCCCAGCCCCAAGCAGCCGCTAACGCTGGTGACTTCTGGAACAGCTTCGGCAACCTAGCCGATCGTGACCCCTCTAACGCCTGGCGTTACCTGAATTCTGCTCAGCAGAATCCTGAGGTGTTCCGCAACAAACTCCTGGTGATGGAGTGATCCCTAGACTTCACTAAGTCTAAAATAGGGGGTAGGAAACTGCCCCTAATTTTTTATCAAGTTATGGCAAAAAAAAAGGCAGGAGCAAGAGAAAAGACTGATCAGTTTTTGGAGGCGATCGGTACTGCAGGTGGTCCGATTGGCGCTCCCGGTCTTATTCAGTTTGGTGCTGGCGACACTGCACGTCAGATCATGGCTGGCAATACCGATGAATATGCGCCTATCCGGATGCAAGACATGCAGACGCAGGTTGGCAATCCAAATGCTCCTCAGCCCAGGATGCCACGTGATTTGGATAACTCTTATCTCAAACTCAATCTCCCTGGTTCTCCCCTTCCTCGCAATGGTCTATTTGTCCCTGGAATGTTGAGCTCCGCTGAGATGGTGCAAAACCAAATCGGTATTGAGCAGCAATATCAAATGATGCAGATGATGCCTGCAACGGGTCAACTCCCTCTTGGTTACCCTCCTATGCCTATTCAAAAAGCTAAGAAATGATGGACTCTAGTAAAGCTAAAAAAGCAGTTAGTAAAGCCATGATGGCTAAAGCAGTTTTAGAAGCTGCAGCGCAGCAAGCAGCTGCCGAGGGTCCTATCAACCCTGAGATTCAAGCGATGAGCCCAGCTCTTCAGCCCATTGATGGCTATGTGAATCCAATGGGACGCATGGGCACTGTTCCTCCTACACAGTATTCACCTGGGAATATGGTTGGCGGCAATCCCATGATGCAGTTTGTTAATCCGGAATCGATGTGATGGGCGCAGCAAGTCAGCTCCATAAAGCAGGGGTCTTTGAAAACCCTGATAGCAAGAAACCAGTGATACCGAGAATGGCGGGTTCTATTGAAACCAAAGCACCCTCTGAAGGACGGGATTATCGTTCGGTAGGTGATTTTAGAGACTTTCGATAATGGGCAAAGGTTTTCCTGACGCAATGAAAGCATCGCGTGATGCTGCAAAGAGAGGAGACGGTATTTTAGGTATAAACCAGGCTTTAAGGGATAATCTGATAAATGAAGGGAAACCCACCGTTCCACGTATGGCAGGTGAAGTCAAAGCACCCTCTGAAGGGGAAGAGTACCGTTCAGTAGGGGATTTTAGAGATTTTCGCTGAGACTTAAATAACCAGGTTGATAAAGCATTGCTATAATTTTTTTAATGGAATGAAAATTTCCATATTTGGAGGATTTTTTCCTCAAGTATCAGCGCCTAAAATTTAGCTGAGAAACTATTATGTTCATCGATAACGACTTTCCGAAGCTGTTGGGTGCGGAACTATACCGCCCCCACCCAGCTTATGTCGTGGAGATGGCTTGCGAGCCCGTTGTAGTCCACGACTTCACCAAGCAGCCTGGTCAAACCGTGCAGCTGGATCGTTACCGCTTCTTCGGTAACCCAGGCACCAAGACCAGCCGCGAGCGTACCCAAGACCAAACGATCGGTACTGCCAACAGCCGTTCCATCGTTAAAGACAAGGTGCTTGTGTCTCTGCGTGAGTACACCGGCCCTGCGGATCCGAATAACACCAATCTCCCGAGCACCTTTAAGATTGCTCGTGAGACCCTGATGACCGCTCAGCGTCTTCTGCTGGACACCGGGAACCTTAACATGTTCCACCAGTCCATCGGTTCACTGACACTGCTTGACGACTATCGTCGTTGGCGCGATCGTGTGTTCCTGGACGAGCTGTTCAAGGCTGAGTCTCGTGGCCAGTCCGGCGACACCCAAGGCGGCTTCTACTATCCAAACAATCACACCAAAACTGGTGTCACTGTTGGTGCCTATACCGCAACCGAATACGCCTCTGAGCGTTTCAAGTTCAACGTTAAGACGGACCTTCTAAACGTTGTTAAGAGCCTGCGTAAGCGCAACGTCCCTGTGTTCCATGACGGTTACTACCGTTGTATCGCTGATCCTTCCTTCATGAAGGACCTGCGTGCTGACCAGGGCTTCCGTGAAGTGGCTCGTTATCCTGGCATGGGTGCCCCCAACCCTCTGATGGGTATGTCTGCTCCTAACGCTGCTCTGTACCAGGGCGGTCAGTATGGTCAGGCACAATTCGTGGCTGGAGAGCCCGTCATGCCTTCCGGCTTCGTGTTCGAGGGTGTGCGTTTCTTCGAGACCACCAACATGCCAAGCAAAACTGCAACTGTTGACATCGGTGATGGTTCTGGCGCTGTTGCAGGTCGTTCGACGCCTCCTGGATTGTTCTTCGGTCCTCAGGCAGTTGGTGTTGGTATCGGCGGCCCGAATGCTCAGGTCCTGATCAACAACAATGACGACTTCAGCCGCTTTATCATCTTGATTTGGCAGCTGTACGCCGGTTTCGCGAACCTGAATAAGGACTTCGTGACCACCGCCTTCACCATTACTGAGTGATAAAGGAGGTACGTAACTAATGGCATCTTACACTGCTGAAAAGGGCGCAATTCTGCAGCCCGGTAATCAAATCAACCGCCTGTCCTCCTACAACACCGAAGGTGTTTTTGGCTGGCCTGGCTTCGAGCTCTACGAAATGGTTGGTTATGTCAAAGTCACTAACCTGACTGCTGACAAAGCCAACAACAAGAGCTTCAACCTGACGGTTCCTTCTCCCGACCGTCGTCCTGACGACCGTGTGCGTGATGACCGCACTTCAATGGTTGTTCAAGCTGACGCTGATCGTCCCGCTTATATTTACAGCGCTTCGATTTCAATCGGCCAGGACATTCCTTCCGCTGGTGAGCCTTCCTATCCTGCAACTCCTTTGACTGCAGATATCGACGGCACCAACACCGAGATCCTGCTGTTCGGTCCCGACAACAGTGGCTCTCCTTTCGGCGTTCCTGCGACTCAGGCCAACGGTCTGGCTGCCGCAACCGCCGTCACCACCGCATTCTCCTCAGGCACTATCGCCCAGGGTGAATCCGATGTTTCCGTGGCAGAAGCACCTTTCTGGACCGCCGTTACCACCGCCGGTATCGACGACCAGGATGCTGCAAACGCCATGATGTTCCGCGTCACCGCTGACACCACCTTCAAGGTGTACAACGTCAACGCTGTGACCTCCACCTCCGTGGACGGCGACGGTGTCTTCATCAGCTCTGAGGATAAGGACGCCGGCAAAGCTGCTTACATCATCTGCCGCGTTAACTACCTGCGTCCTGCCGCTGCAACCTCCTTCATGGATATCATTGGCAGCCTGGACTTCGCCTCTCAAGTGGGCGGTAGCGATTCCTGATCGTTACTCACAATATCAACACAGCGGGTCTTCACGGCCCGCTTTTTATTGTCCAGTTAGATTAATTTTGGTATGCTATATCAGTAATCGTCTATCGCTATGTTGTATCAGAACCGTGTTACTGGAGGTCTTGTCGAGGTTGTATCTCAGCATGGTGAAGGTATTCTGATGTGCCTGGATGCGAACGAAGAAGTTTTTTACATTAATGAAGACGACCTCGTTCCACATCTAGATGCAACGGTGGAGCAAGAGCGTAATGAAGTTCGCTTGACTGAGAATCTCAAAGCTGAAGGTGCAAAGCCAGCAAAGCCTACAAAGAAGGAAACCTTCCCAATTGATATGCGAGTAAATATCAATATGGCTTCTGCTCGTCAAATCACAGATTCAATCCCTGGGGTTGGCCTTAAAACAGCCCGTGACATTAAAGATCTTCAGCTCACTCTTCCGGGTGAGCGCTTTCAACGTCTTGAGCAATTGAGATCAATCAAACTTGTTGATTGGGAAGAAATTTTCAAGGAAAACATCGTGCGTGTCGAGTGATTATGTGCGCGTGTTAATCTGTTATTGATGCATGTAAGACG